GTCCGCCACAAGGAATCGTTTTCAGCTATGCAAGACGCCTTATTGGTCTGATCCAAATAAGCATGAAAGCTATTGAAATTGCCGCCCGTTTGTTCGGGCGGCAATTCAAAATCATTAAACTAACAATTAAAGAAATACCAATGGCAAAAGAAGCGACCGTCAGGATAAAAATAGTGGACAGCCACGGCATCGGCTATGCCAACGGGCATGAATACGACGTAACCCCCGAAGAGGCAAAAAAGCTGATCGGGGCAAAAAAGGCCATCCCGTTGACCGGGCCGGCAAAGGTGGAGACCGCCACCGCAAAAACCCCTAACCTCGAAAAAAGGAAAACAGGTAAATGAAGCGGGGCGACTACAAAATAAAAACCCTCCCGGTACTACTCCCGGTGTCCATCGCCTATGTGAAAGAGCATAGCAAAGTGGACTATGCCGACGAGGACACCGTTCTGGCGGGCTACCTGAACGCCGCCATCGCAGAGGCTGAGATGTACTGCAACCGGGCATTGATGGCCCAGACCATCACCCAAAAAGTGGACTGCTGGCCAACCGGCAACATTAGGCTCTTCCGTTCGCCCGTCCAGTCGGTGACACATGTAAAATATATTGACACGGATGAGGCAGAGCAGACTTTGGCAACCACCGTCTATGGTGTCACCTCCGTAAAGGAGCCGGCTGAAATATACCTGAAGAAAGACCAGACATGGCCATCCACCGCCTCCCGCCCGGAGGCCATCGAGATAGAATACGTGGCCGGCTATGCCGATGCCACCTTTGTCCCCGAAACCACCAAGCAGGCCATTTGCCTGTTGACCGCCTCGCACTATGAAAAAAGGGAGGATTACGTCAAAAAACTAAAAACAGCCGCAGAGTCCTTACTGGACTTGAGCATGGTACAGGGATGGTGAACAAGCGCACATATCAAAAAGACCGCATCGGCACCATGAGCCGGAAGGTCAGCATATACACCCCCACCTACCAGCGCAACGTATTGGGAGGGGAAAAGCCGCAATGGGTGCTATGGGTAACGGTGTTCATGGAAGCCATGCGGGGCGGCGGCGGTGAAAAGATCATCGCCGACAAGGTCACCGCCCTCAACGAAAAGCATTTCAGGTGCCGCACCCTCAGTGCCAACGGCCTCAACGAGACCATGATCCTGCGGTACGGTAACGAAGACCACGACATCACCCACATCGGGGAGGACTACTCCGACAAGCGTGGGCATTTCACAATAATAACCGCCGAACGCCGGAAAGAGAACATCACCCCCATTGTCTTCCTGGCCGGCAACATCGCCATGGATTACAGCCAGACATTTGCCAACCAAACGGCCACCACCCTGACCGTCACCGCCGGCACCCTGCCCGACCCCGGCACAAAGAACGCCGACTATTTTCATCAAATGGTCTTTGTCTTCAGGAGCGGCGTGAGGATGATCTACGGCAACACCGGCCCCGACGGCTACAGCGTGAGCGGCAACGACCTGGTTTTCGTCCAGAAATTGAGGGGGGAAAATGTTTTGATGCACCAATACACAACGGCGTAATGGTGGAGGTCAAAATATCGGACAAAGAACTGGCCGCAGCGGTAAGAAGGGTGGATGCATTGGGGAAATCGGTCAGCAAAAGGCAGCGCAAGGCCATGCTACGGAAAGGGGCGGCCATCATCCGGGACGGTGCAAGGGCCAATATAAAGGACAGCAAAGAGCCCCATCACAGGTATAGCACCCCCAAATTGTCGGGGAGGCTGCGGGCGCCAAAAGGAAAGGGGAAAATAGTTGCTACCTATTATCCTGGCAACCTTCGGGATGGCATACAGATCAAAAGTTTTAGAAAGAGTTTTGACCTGTTCGTAGGCCCGGTCACGAAAAGCTCTGCGACCGCCTCCGTTTTTGGCGTAGAAACCGCAGGGCAAAAATCAAAAGTTGACGCCTACTATGCCCACTGGGTGGAATTCATGAACCCCGACAGCAAAAGCCACGGATATATGAGGCGGTCGGTTCAATCAAACAAGCAAACCGCCTTAAAACAGATCATCGCCGACGCCAAAAAACTGTTTGAGCGAACCATAAAAAAACTTTCTAAATCTTGAAACAAAGTGAGCCGTGAATAGCCCAATCACTAATCACCAATCACTAATCACTAAACCATGACCGGCCAGCTACTAATGAACCTACTCCAAGTCTCCCAGGTGACCGGCGAAAGCGCCAACATCTTCGAGAGCGACGGCACCACCGCCGTAAAGGTCTATCATTGGAACACCTGGCAGGCCAACCCCCACAAAGCAGTCGTATATCACATCATCGGGAAAACGACGAACCGCTGCAAAACGGGTATTAGCCACATCGACGATGTGCAGGTACAGGTGACCGTCTGGCACACCGACAGCTTCGAGGCCGCCACCATCGCCGAAAACATCCGGCAGGTATTGGAAGGGTGGGAAGGGTCGTACAACAGCATTTTGTACTACAAATTGTTGTTGGAGAGCGAGGTGGAGACCGGGGAAATAAACATGGGCTTTGTCGGCATTGTCCAAACGTGGACCTTCTCAAATGCGAGGTAAAATGGTGGTAGTAGAATTTTTGAAACAATACCGGCACACCGCCCGCCGCACTTGGCATACCGGCGACCGCCCAACCATATCGAGGGCGCTGTGTGTACAACTGATGATCACTCAGACTGTCCGCTACCTCGGCGAAGGGTGTGGGTGTTTGAACCAGGCAGAAAAATTTGATTAATGAAAACCGTAACCATCACCAAGACCTATAATCACTCCCGCCGCCGCACCTGGCAGCCCGGCGACAACCCTACCGTCTCCAACGAACTGGCCGACAACATCGTAAAGCGGGGGTTTGGCTACATCACCGCCGAAGGCGACACCCGCCGGGACAATGAGGAAGAGGATGAGGAAGAGGAAGAGACGGCGTTTAGAAAAATGTTGAACTCTGCAAAAAAGAAAAAGCAACCCACGGCTTCATCCGTGGGCAAAGAATAAAGCTATTATAAACAAAGGCCAAACCCGGCGGCATACGGCGGCAAGGCTGTGAAAACTAAAACTTAAATCATGGCTTATACCAAGCAAAAAGGCGGGAACGTCGTCGTCACGGTCGATGCCACCGCAGTCGAATGCCTGACCACCTGCAGCCTGTCCCTAACGACAGAGGAAGTGGACACCACCTGCAAAAACGCCACCAATACCAAATCTTTTGAACCGGGCGCAACCTCCTGGGAGGTCGGTATCGGAGGCACCTACACCGACGGCACGGGCGCCAACGAGGATTTCCATACCCTCATGGCCACCGCCATCGCCAAGACCCAGGTGGTCGCAGTGTTCGGGGGCGTGGACAGCGGGGATATCATCTACACCGGCAACGCCTACATTTTCAACATACAGGCCGATGCGCCCAACAGCGGCGAACAGGTCACCTGGACGGCCACCCTCAAAGGGGATGGCGCACTGACGCCAAGCACATTGATATAATTTTCACCCAAAAGTGAACGTGTGCAAAATTGACACACGTTCACTTCCCTTTTTTCTCATATTTCAAAACCTTGAAACAATGTTCTTAAAACACATAAACATCGGCGGCATGGACTACCCCGTTCATTTCGGCATGGCCGCCCTCATGGAAATTTCCCAGGAACTCGGCAGCGAAGCGGACAATTTTTTGGCCAGTCTGCAAACCACCAACCTCAAAGACCGCCTGCAAATAGCATACACCGGCCTTTGTCACGGGTGCCGCATAGGGCAAAAAAACGCCCCCGAAAACCTCGGCGCATTCTGTGATTTGCTTGACGAAAACCCCGAAGCCCTGGAGGACATCATAGCGACCTATTACCTGCAAACATTTGGCAAGACCGTGGAGAAGCTGTTGGCCGAGGCCGAAAAGCTGGAAAACGAAGAAGTGAACGCCGCCACCGAACAGCTAAAAAACGTGTGGCCGGTGCTGACAGAAAAGGCCAGCAAATTGGCATCGGTCGAATACAGGAGATAGGGTTGGGCTGGCTCGGTCTGAGTGTGGCCGAATTTGAAACCATCACCTTCTTCCAGTTCAATTGCAAGCTGAAGGGCTGGCAGGAACAAAGGGACGCCCGTAGCCGGGAGCAATACGAAACCGCCCGGCTTTTGATAGATGGGATATGGCGGACAGTGGCATGGAAAAACAGGCAGGTGCCAGACGTGCGGGAAATGTACCCCATGCCCTGGGACCCCAAGCCCGAACAGCCACAGGGGGAAAGCGAATGGGAAATGGTGTCACGGAAATACAAGTTCCTGAAGATCCGCCCGGAAATGAAGTTCAACCGGGACATCATGGCACTGATCGAAAAGCACCGGCCAGCACTCGAAAAAGAGTTCGGGCCTATAAAAAAAGCATAGTGGTAGGCGGCTGTGACGGGTTAAATCCAATGGATTTTCATCGCCCCGGAGCTAACCGCCTCCACTTTCATATAAAAAAAAAGTTCCTTGACTTTGCGGGCGTTCATTTTTTGCAGGTGCAATTATCTAATTGCTGCCTGCAACCCCCACAAAACTTTATACCTTTTTTATTGCCAGCATTCTCTCTGGTACCTCCAAGCCCCATCCCCTTCGGGCCAAGCACTTGGATCAGTGCTTTTTGGAAGAAGTTGTTGTATTCGAGGTTTTGGTTTTCGGCGATGCGCCGGGCGGTCAGCTTTTTATAGAGGGGTTTAATGGCCTTTTTGCGGCCTTCGACCACTTCCCTCGCCTCGATGATGCTTTTGATCTTTTTGACGAGCTTCATAAGATTTGTTCTTTTTCGATGATGAGCCGCCTGACGGTCGAAACCAGTTCGAGGGCGGCGATAAATTCTTCGACCTCTATGCCGGGCGTCAATGCTTCCATGACCCGGTCGAGGTCTTGCATTTTCTTGGTGTCTTCGGTCAGCATCCTTGCCACAAGGGGCTGAGGGAGGCCGAGGTGGTTGGCCAGCGAGTTCGCCGAAGTGAACTCGCTGGCGGTCAGGAGGGATTGGAAAAGAGTGGTTAGGTTCATTTTGATTCAAATTCTTGAATTAAGGTCATAGTAGGCTCTCCGTTATAGGCATCTATCGCTTTTTCAAAATATCCATCTTGAGAAGAATGTATTACCATTTTCCCATTGATAAATATTTTGCAATCCATCATATTCCTTCCAAATAAGACTGGGCTGAGGGCCCCGAATGATGCGATAACCTCAACAATCCCTTTTTTTGATTGATATTTTGCGTACTTGAAATACGCAGCATCTTCAAAATTTTTGGCATCAACGAGCTTATGGGACAAATAATCGGAGGTTACTTTTGATGTTGAAAGACTGGATATAATTTCTTGCGTTGTCATGTCTTAAAGTTTTAAAAGTTAATGATGTTGTTTAAATACCTCACAAATATAAACGCTATTGTTCAATATTCCAAACAACAGCGTAAAAAAAAGCAAACTTTTTTCACAATACCGTTAAAAATACCCTAATCAGGGTAGGAACGCCCACAAAGTCAGGAGCTATAAAACTAAAACAAATGGCAACGACCTTGGCAGAAGTCAACGTGCGCATAGGGGCGCAAATTGACGGCCTACAAAAAGGATTGAAACAGGCCGAACGGGCGTTGATCCGTTCGGGCAAGGAGATG